ACCGCACCGAACTCCTACGCGACAACCCCCAATGCTACCTATGCGGCAAACCTGCAACAGAGGCAGACCACCTACTCGAATACGACCGAGGAGGAACACACGAAATGCATAACCTTGCACCCTCATGCAAATCATGCAACAGCCGACGCGGACAGGCATACGGCGAGATTAAGAAAAGAATTGTCCGAAATCAGCCAAAAGACTTTTTAATTCCAACTACGGAAGCCCCCGAACCGCCTTTTGTTATCTCTCCTTACAAAGAATTGACGAGAACTGGCGAGAATCAGCCGACAAAAGACCTGCTCAGCGCCTATATTCCGAGATTGGAAACGACCGGCCGCTCGAATCTGTCGTATGGTCCTTTGGTTGCTAAGTGGGCGGAGACGTATCAAAACATTTGTCTGTTTGAGTGGCAAATCCATGCGTTGACTGGGCAACTTGCGCACGATGAGAACGGCGACCTTTTGTTTCGTGAATCTTTATGCAGTACGGCTCGACAAAATGGTAAGAGCCAAGGTGGCTTGTGCCCTTTGATTGGGTGGTGGTTAACGGACTTTGCCAGGCTTCGTGGGACTCCTCAAAATGTACTTTCGGTTGCTAACCGTCTTGATCGTGCTGAAAGCATTTTCAATTTGTTGGCACCAATTCTTGTTGAGGCTTTTGGCGGTAAAGCGATGCGGACGTTTGGTCGTAAGTCGGTGACGATGCCAGACGGGTCTATGTGGGAAGTTCGTGCAGCTTCTCCAAACTTGCATGGCGGATCGTATGACTTGATCGTGGTAGACGAACTTTTCAATGTGTCTGAGAAGTGTTTGTCGGAGGCTTTGCGTCCTTCGCAGATTGCGCGCAAGAATCCTCTTTTGAGTTGCTGGTCCACGGCTGGGGATGAGTCAAGTTCTGCGATGATTCATATGCGAGAGACGGCTATCTCGGAGATTGAGAACGGCGAAAAATCCCGACTGTATTTCTGTGAATGGTCCATCGGGGATCGGGACTGGCGCGACCCTGAAAACTGGATTTACGCTAATCCTGCGTTGGGTAAAACGATCACTATTGAGGCGCTCCAGGCGGTGTCAAAGAAAGACAGTTTCCTACGCGCTCACTTAAATATGTGGATCAGTAGTCGAGGCAGTTGGCTGGAGGAAGGCGTCTGGGCGTCCTGCAAAGTTGAGGGCCCTATGCCAGACGGCGGTGTCCTTGCCGTGGAAATGTCAATGGACACAAACCGTTATGTCGGCGTGAGATCGTCAATGGTTGATGGGATTGTTACGACGTTTGTGGAGTTCATTGTTGATAATGAGACTGCGTTGTGGTCGGAGATTGATCGAGTCATGGCCGACAAACTTGTTGCCCTGGCTATCACTCCGACTCTTGAGATTCATGCACCGTTGGGTTTGCGTCGTCGCATGACCGTGGTTGGTCAAGCGGAATTAATTAAGTTCACGGGTCTAGCGCAAAAGATGATCCTTGAGGGCCGTGTCAAGCATTTGGGGCAACTCACTTTGTCGGAACATATGAACCGAGCGGTCCTATTAAAAACGGGAATGGGGGTCACGCTCAGCCACAAATCGTCGCCTGGTCCAATTGAGTTGGCTAAGTGCGCAGTGTGGGGCATCGCTCTCTCCAGCAAATATCAGAATCGCGCTAAACCCATCATGGTGGTCGGGTGAAGTATTGTGATGATGTGATGGGCAGGTGTCGGGCTTGCCCATCACACCTTTAACGATCGGAAACAACTGTGGGCATATTCTCAAGACAAGTCACGAAAGCAGCAGTCTCACCAGTTGACGATTCCCATAAGGCCGCAGCTGCTGGATCGTACGGCACCTACCAATCTAACCAGGGCGTCAACTTTATTGGTCAGTACTACGCCTACTACGAAGGCGACGCCCGTAATCGTGCCAATAGCATCCCGACGTTAAGTCGAGCGCGTGACCTTCTCGCTTCCGTTATCTCGTCAACCAATCTTGAAATGTACAACGAGACTTGGAATGACACAGACAAAGAAATGGAATGCGTCTATATTGCGCCGCGTTCATGGCTCCGCCAACCCGACCCCACAATCCCATACGCAACACTGATGGCATGGACTCTGGACGACCTGTTCTATTTCGGGCGCGCCTTTTGGTTCATCACAAGTCGTACCGCTGACGGATTCCCTGCGTCATTTACTCGTCTCCCAGCAGGATCAGTCAACACGCAAGACCAAGCAGGTCCGGTATGGTTCGCACCTTCAAAAGAAGTGTATTTCCAAGGCGGAATGATTGATCCAAACGATCTTGTGCAATTCATTTCACCTGTGCAAGGAATCATCTATCAGTCACAAACCGCCATTGAAACGGCGCTCCGTGTCGAATCCAGCCGCTATCGCAATGCGGAATCGTTGCTCCCTTCCGGCGTTTTGATGCAGACTGGCGGCGAACCATTGTCCGCTCAAGAATTGGCAGACCTCGCAACCGCTTTCAACTCTGCTCGCGTAAACAACCAAACGGCAGCACTTAACGAGTTCCTGAAATACGAGGAAACGAAAGCATTGCCCGACAATATGTTGATGATTGAATCCGCAGACTTCAGCGGAAAAGAAATGTGCAGGCTCGGAAACATCCCGTTTTACTTGGCTGGATTTGATATTGGCAGTTACCAATACACGACCTCGGCTGGTGCCCGTGAGGACCTGCTCCTATTTGGTGCACGTCAATATCTTGACTGCGTGTCGCAGACATTAAGCGGAAACAATGTTTTACCCCGTGGCACTTATGTCAAGTTTGATATTGACTCCTATTTGGAATCAATGCTTGACGACGAAATGATGACCGAAACACCGAACAACCGACCTTCAATGGAGGAAACAGAATCATGAAACTCACACTTTCCGCAGGCTTTGCAATAGACATTGAAGCTGCAGCAGGCGAAGCACCGACTCGTACCATTTCGGGTGTCGCCGCACCTTATTCAGTTTCTGCAACTGTCTCGGATGGCACCTCCGTGCAGTTCGCACCAGGCTCACTTCCCGTTGACGGCAAAGCACCAAAACTGTTCATGTATCACGACTCAAGTCAGCCCGTTGGACTCGTAACTTCACGCACCGAAACCCCTGAAGGCATGATGTTTAGCGCCAAGATCGCGGACACCGTTGCAGGAAACGAAGCGTTGCAACTCGCCAAAGAAGGCGTCCTAGACAATGTTTCGGTTGGCGTAGATGTTCTTACCTCAACCCGTGCAGAGGACGGAACCATCATCATTACCTCAGCCGTATGGCGCGAACTGAGCCTTGTCCCCATACCAGCATTCAGCGGTGCTACTATCACAGATGTGGCCGCTTCAGCAGACACAACCCCCGACGAAATCTCAGTAACAGAACCACAAGTCGAGGAGACAACAATGTCGGAACACATCGAAGCCGCAGCACCTGAAGCCGCGCCAACCGCACCAACCATTTTCGCATCGGCGAAGCGTGCACCACGCCTGCCGTCGGCTGGCGAGTGGATGGCCGCTTTCCACCAAGGCGGAGAAACTTTTTCCAAGGTAAACGCTTCGGTCAACGATTGGAAGGCTGAACATCAGTCAACCTACGAAGCAGCTGCAGGCGATATTCCGACAACCTCAACGCCTGGATTGTTACCGGTTCCAGTGCTCGGACCATTGGTGCAAAATATTAACTTCGTCAGGCCTGTCATCAACCGCCTGGGCGCTCGCGCTTATCCTGACAACGGTGCACAAAAGACGTTCGTTCGTCCGACCATCACGACTCACACCACGACCGCTGCACAAGCCGCCGAGTTTGACGCCGTGTCCGCAACCACAATGGTCATCGCCTCAAATACGATCAGCAAGACCACCGTTGCCGGTCAGGTTTCGTTGTCAATGCAGGACATTGACTTCACGTCACCTGCAGCAATGGAATTGATCATGGCTGACCTTATGGGCGAACTCATGCTCAAGACCGACGACATTGCAGCCGATGCACTTTTGACCGCTGCAACATCATCGGGCGTGTGGGACTTGTCAGCAACCGACTTGATGAAGTCGCTCTACGACGCCGCAGTTGACGTCAGCAACGGCACCAACTTTTTCCCAGACACCTTGTTCGTCTCGCCAGACGTATGGGGCCAGTTGGGTCAAGTAGTTGACGGAAGCAACCGTCCGTTGTTCCCGTATGTTGGCGCACCTGGTCTCGCAGGACAAAACGCACTCGGTGGCGGAAACGCAACCACATGGGTCGGCTCCAACCCCCTCGGACTTGAGATCGTCGTTGACAGCAACTTCGCTGCCAAGACAATGATTGTCACCAACGCTTCCAAGGCTTTCGAGTACTACGAATCAGTACGCGGAATCTTGAGCGTTGAGCAGCCTGCCACCCTCAGTCGCTTGTTCTCGGTCCATGCTTACTGCTCAACTTTCGCAGCAGTGTCCAGCATGATCCGCAAGATCACCCAGGCCTGATCGGAGGTCGCTATGGCAGCGACTTACACAATTCAGACAGCGGTAATCGTTCCTGGCTATGTCACCGTAACAACGCTGACACCAAACGAAATCGTCGTCGGTGCATCCATAACCGTCGCCAATGCTGGGGCCGCATACAACGGAGTCAAATCCGTTTATGCGATGCCTCAGTATTTGCCAGTCAATGTTGACACCGAAGGTCTTATCGAATACGACACTTCGTATCCACTTGAAAACGCGGTCATGTGGGCGGACACACAAACGCCTGACGAACTGCACGCTCAAGCCGGAACAATTACTTTTGAGCAACTTTGCACTTGGGTGACAGGACCGCAAATCGCCACATATCTCGGCATCACGACAAGTGGTGACGAAACCGCTTTCCTAGTTCAATGCGCAGCTGCAGCGAACGCGTTCTGTTTTAGGCGTCGTCAAGAAAGTTCGTACATTGATTCGCTTAGTACTTCACCTGGCGGAGATGTCACTTTGGGAACTTTGATGTATGGATCAGCCCTTTACCGTCAGCGTGGCTCAGTTGACCAGTTCGCGTCGTTTACTGACATGGCTTCAGCGCCCGTTGTAGGGCTCTCAGGCATCGTCAAACAGTTGTTAGGCATCAACAGACCACAGGTCGCCTAAAATGGCTTACACGGACTTTCTGAATGAGGCCCTAGATGATCTCGTCACTACTCTCCAAACTATTTCGGGGCTTCGTGTCGTTAATGATCCTCGCAATATCGCTCCACCTTGCGCTTTTGTGGATGCTCCATCCATCGAGTCGTTCAACTACAACATTGTCAAAATGACTTTCCCAGTCACCCTTATTAGCAACGGCCCAGGCAACCTAGACGCCCTGCGTCAGCTGCTAAGTCTCACGTCATCGCTGGTTTTAAAAAACGTTGCGGTCATGTCAGCATCACCTAAAGTTGTCACGGTCGGCGGAGCAGAGTACGCCGGATACGAACTCATCATCCCGATACAAGCACAGAACGGATAAACCAATGGATCGTTACGTTATTACTTCAATTCGAGTTGGCGAGATCGGCACCGCGTTTGTCGCGTCACCGTCTGACGACATTGAGTGGCTGCTCGCTGGAGGCTTCATTCAGCGTTCCGACACCCATCCTTCAAAGGGTGCTAAATTAGCGACGAAGCCCGACGAACCGAAAAGCACGAAAGGCTGATATCCCATCGCTACCTCCACTTACCTCAGCAATCCGGTCATCAGCATCGGAGCCGTTGATATCTCCGATCAGTGCACTGCCGCCACTTTGACGCAGACAATCCAAGAACTACAAGCAAACGCTTTTGGTTCTACTGCGGTCGCATACGTCGGTGGTTTGCAAAACAACTCTTTGACGCTTGACCTGTACTGGTCAACTGCTGCATCGGAAACCTACGCAACCTTGAAGTCGCTTGTCGGCACTGTCATCACGACCGTCACCATTAAAGGTTCGTCGGCCGCTACCAGCGCAACAAATCCCATGGGCACTTTGACGGGCAGTTACTTGCCCTCACTGCCCGTCGTGTACTCGCTCGGCGAATTAAGCACCTGCTCCATCACCCTCATGGGCGGAACTTTCGCTTGGTCTGAATCCTGATTTAACAAACCCCGAACAAAGGACCCGACATGAAGTTAACGATCCGATTTGACATCGGTTACGGACCTGCGACCATTACGACAACGCTTGCAACGCTTGTCGCATGGGAACGCAAATTCAAAATGAAAACGTCTGACCTTGCCGACAATTTTGGTATGGAGGACATGGCGTTCATGGCATGGCACTCAGCCAAATCACAGACCGAACACGGCCAGTCCATCCCCGTAGAGTTTGAGTCATTCGTTAACAAACTTGTAGACATTACGATCGTGAACAGTGAAACGGGAAAAGTTACCCCAGCGGAAGTTTCCGCCACTCCCTAGCGCAGCTGCTAGTCCTTACAGGGTACTTCCCAAATGAGGTAGAGTTTGACGTTGACGACCTCTCGACAGTCGCTGAGATTCTAAAGGAGAGGAACAAATGACGATCCAAGTTCAAGGACTCGAATCTACTTTGAAGGTGCTCCAAAAGATCCAGCCTGAAGTCAAGAAGCAATTCTTTAAAGATGCTAAAAAGATTCTTAAGGTTGCCGTAGATGAGGCTAAAAGCCTGTATCCGGCAGAGGACGCAACTAAAAACAATGGTGGTTTGCCGTCTGGTTTGAGTCGTGCTTGGGCTCCTGGTGGTCGTCCGTTGTTCCCTTATGTGCAAGACAAAGCCGTTAGAGGCGTAAAGATTGAGACGTCACTTTCTAAAAAGAAAGACGCGATTCTAAACATTGTTCAAAAAGACGGTGCCGCTTCAGTTATTGACTATGCAGGCTTAAACAACAACAACGCTTTAGGCCGTGCGTTAAACGGTTTGGCTAACAGACCTCGCGTGATGTGGCGTGCCTACGAAAACAACGCTGGAGCCATTGAAGCCGAAATGAAACAGTCCGTGAATGAAGTCATGGCCCGAATCAATCAACTGCAAAAGGCGGTGTTTCTCTAATGGCTATTCGAATCCCAATTATTACCGACCTTCAAGACAAAGGGATTAACGACGCTAAAAAGGCTTTCGGTGATTTCAAAACTGCGGTCAATAATGCTGAAGGCGGGCTAGGCAAATTTAAGGCTGGATCGTCTGCGATCTTCGATGCGGTCGCCGCTAACGCTGCAACCTTCGCGCTCGCAGCTGGTGCCGCAGTCGGCAAATTTGTCTTTGACGGGATCAAGGCGTTTAACGATCTAGCAATCTCAGCGGGCAAGTTTGCTGATGCGACAGGTTTAGCCGTTGAGGATGCATCACGCTATATTGAAGCGGCAGGCGACATCGGAATTCCGATTGACGCCGTTGAAGGTGCTATTGGTCGCCTTAACAAGACGATTGGTGCAGACCCGGACAAGGTGCGAAATCTTGGTGTTGACCTTGTGTATTTAAAGGATGGTTCGTTAGACGTTAATGAGACTTTTCTTAACACGATTGACCGTCTGAAAAAGATTAAAGACCCAGCCGAAAAAGCAAAGGTTGCTGCACAACTTCTTGGTAAAGGTTGGCAGGACATGGCCGAACTTATTGAGATGGGTGCCGACGATTTAACCGCGTCTCTTAAAGAGGTTTCGGAACAGAAGGTTATTTCTGAAAAAGAACTGCAGATGGCTAGGGATTATCGCGCCGCCATGGACAACCTTGGCGACTCAACTGAGGACCTCAAAATTAAGTCTGGTCAACGTCTGATCCCAATGGTTACTTTTTTGGCTAATGGTGCAAGCGCCGCTTTAGATTTTGATAGCAAGGTCACTGAACTATTTAAAGACATTGTTGGTAACGGTACGCAGGCCGAAGAACAGTTAAGCGATTTGGCTGGTGTTACAGACGAAGGTCGCATAAACGCTGGAAACTTTAAGACAGCAATTCAAAACGCTAAAACACCATTAGACAATTTGGCAACCTCTGCGAGCAACGCCACGATTGCAATCGTTAACGCTGACACCGCATGGAAAAACCTGACCGGGTCATTGGATCGGGAAGTCGCACTCGACAACGCCAAAACTGATCTAGCCGAACTTGAAGCCGCAGCTGCTAAAGCGTTTGGCACTGGCGCACAAGCCGACATTGATGACTATGAGGAAAAACTGGCGACATACGCAGGTGTGCTTGCTGGTATCTCAGGCACTATGGACGGAATCTCGTCTAAAGAAATCCTGTTTAGGTTTAAGACTCAAGGTCCAGCGGCTGCGCTTGATTTGGCTAATTGGATTGCTCGTGGTGCCGAGTACGGTGGTCTCAGCGCAGTGGACGCTTTAGGTTTAGCAGGCATTTCTACACTTCCCCGTAGGGCTATGGGCGGTCCAGTCATGGGAGGCGGTTCGTATATTGTGGGTGAGCGCGGTCCTGAGTTGTTTACGCCGTCGTCGTCTGGGAACATCACGCCCAACGGTGCGATGGGTGGCGGAGCCAACATCACGGTCAATGTCAACGGCGGAGACCCGAACGCAATCGTGAGAGCTCTTCAGCAGTACACGCGCAACACAGGACCGCTTCCGATTGGTATTCAATGAGTCCCGAAAGTTGGAAATTTTATATCGAGTACTGGAATCCTTGGCCTGATATTGACAATTTTGAGTATGTGGGAAAAGTCTTCTCATTTTCAGGTGATGTGGCAAGAAAGTCATATTTGGATCAGTACAGCGGAACTACTTACCAAATTACTGTTGAAAACAACAATGACGAAGCAGCTCAACTTGTCAGAGGTAGGTACTTTGCAATCTTTTTTGAGGACTTCCAATACTTCATATCTGGTCGAATTTCAGGTATTACCTTCCAAGATGCAGCTGGCCTTGATCAAGGAATTTCAACAGCCACAATCACTTGCTCGGACCCTATTTCACAAATGGGAAAATTTACTGTAAACAGTTTCGTGTTCCCACAAGGAACTACGGGAGACCAAGCAATTCTGCCGAGCGGAACATATAACCAGTCAATCATTCCGTCAGTCTCAGCAACCGACACAAGCTCAATAGCTTCAAGCTCAACATATTCAGGGACACTCTTAAACAAACTGAACCTTTTAATGAACACCGAAAAAGGTCAGATGTGGCCCGGAGGCGGAACAAATCTCACTTTCCTTGGCAGAGCAATCGTTGCCCAGCCGAGCGGTATTTCGTTCGTTCGTAACATCACTGGAGTCACTGGCGAAATTCCTTATGTCCAATTCAACAGAATCCAACTTGGTGACCAATTCATGAACCAAGTCTTAGTTGAACCAGAATCTGTCGCAACACAATTTGGATCGTCGTCATCATCTATTAACGCTTACGGCCCGTCAGGATATTCAATATCCACACTCGACTACACGACCACTCAAGCTGCAGGACTTGCTTCATGGTTGGCAATCATGCAAGGCGACCCAACTGACTACAGATATGAAATAACGGTCACAGATATAACTGCTGACAAAGCTGACATAAAGCAACTAATAACAAATCTTACTTTTGGTTATTCTCTAGTAAATGTTGAATGGTTAAAGCCCGGAGATGTCAGCGAAACTGTTGTCGAGGCAGTCGTAGAGGGATACTCATTTAATGCAATACCGGGAGAGACTCAATACACCTTTTATTTGAGCGCAGCAACCTTTTACCAGTATTTCATTCTTAACAGCACTACTTTTGGTATTTTGGATACCAGCCGGCTCGGCTGGTAAAGGAGAAAACATTATGGCTACACCACCTACATTTAGTTCGGGCGCAGTCCTGACAGCAGCACAAATGAACAGCGTCGGCTTGTGGCTTGTCAAAACACAGACCGTCGGAAACGCTGTCACCAGCGTCACCGTAACCGGCGCATTTTCGGCTGACTATGACTCATACAAAATTATCTATACAGGAGGCTCTGGAACTATCAACGATCAAATCCGTATGACCCTCGGTGGCTCTACCGGTGGTTACTATTCGGCTCTTAACTATGTGTTTTATAGCGGAGCTACTGGTGTTTTAACTGGCAACGGTATTGCGTATTGGAATGTCGGCTCTCAAAAAACTGTCGGAAACTCTATTGACATCGATATCCATAACCCGTTTTTAGGCGACGAAACATGGTTTAACGGTCATTATGTTGGCGTTCAGGCTGGCGGTGTAGTTGGGGCGATCGCTGGATATCACGACCAGGGACTGTCCTACTCGGCGTTTACTTTGACTGCTGGAGCTGGCACAATTACAGGCGGAACAATCAAAGTTTACGGATACAGGAACTAGACATGACCATTGACGAATACAAAACCGAATACCCACAAGACGCAGTGTTTATTCAAGTGGACGACACCGAACGACTCATGACAGACGACGAGTATGCAACATGGGTGACACAATGCGTTTACGACATCAACAACCCGTCAATCCCATGAAAACGCTTGCCGTGATCGCAGCTCTCGCCATCGTCCTCATGTTCGTCGTTACAGGATGCAGCGATCGCACTCGATACAACTGCCAAGAAAACCCAACCGCAGAAAGATGCAACCCATGATCTCATCAACCATTACCGTCACCACAAGCCCGACTTTATTGGTAGCCGAAACCGCTAACGCGACCCGTACCATATTTATTGAACCCGACTCAGCGGACGTTCATTTAGGCGGGGCAACAGTCAGTACAACCAACGGTTTGACAATTACAAACGGTGCACAATTTCAAATTGTGTTACCGCCTCAAAACTCGTTGTATGCGGTTACTGGCACAGGCTCACACACTGTCCGACTAATGATTCCTGAGGGCGATTTCTAATGCCTAGAAAGTTGACTAACTCTGAAATTAAAGCCCGACTCATCCTGATCGTCGGCGTCACCCTCTCACTAACTTTCGTCCTAAGTACCACCTCACTTCTATACGGCTTACTGTTCGTCGTACAACCGCTCGA